AGATTTCAGCAATAGCGTCGTCTACTACTTTGTCAGCGGCATCTGCCTGCGGAACGGTAGCTTCCTTAATAACTTCGCTAACTTCTTCGTCTTCTAGTGTCTCCATAGCTGGAGGAAGCTTGGCTAACGGCTCTTGCTCGCGCTCCTTGCGGAAGTCAGAGTCTTCATCTTCTGGCAAGCCTTCGGTTGCAAGCTCAATGTCAAGGTCGTCTGCAGGCTGAGGGTCCATCTCTTCCAGGCTTTGAGGCTGGTCAGCCAGAGCCTTTGGCAGCGTGTGCTGAACGTCAGGATCAATACCCTTCTTCTTTAGAAAGTCCCTGCTTAGTTTGATGCCCGTGTCAAGTTCGGCATTTCTAGGGTCAACTGTTAGAACTGTGTTCTCGGGGATATTTACGTCTTCGTAGCCTTTTCCTACGAGCATCCGAATCTTGTTGCGCTCGCCCCTGTTGGTGGCAGTTCCACCGATTGCATTACCTTTAATCTTCTTGGCTACGCCCTTGATGGCAGTAATTAGAGATGCACCTGTTGGAACCCAGCGGCCCTTCTTATCGCGAGGCTGGAGCTTTACTCGAGCGCGTCTCGCGGCGGGGGAGTTTCCGTCAGCCAGAAGTGGCATGTTGTCGGTCATGAAATATCCTCTATAAAAGGTAGAAACTACCTACAATTTTACCCTAACGAGGAGTAAAGCTAGTTAGAGCTAAGGGCTCTCTCTAGAAGCACCATGGTCGCGTCTGACAAAAGCCCTTCGCGAGCCATAACAACTAGCCTCGTGTTAGCGTGAACTAGTGTAACTTCGTCTACTTCTGGAGACAGAGCTGCAACGATTGCATCTCTAGCTCGGTCCGAAATTTCAGGAGCTCCTGAAATCCATTCGGCAACTTTTTCCTTGTTGGGGTTTGAGCTGTCAGGGTGTCCAGACGCAAGGAGCGGCTGGTAGCGTGAGTGGAACTCAAGCTCGTCAGTAACGTTAAATCCAGTAGTTGCAAACTCTGCAAAGCTTTGTACGTCATAGCGAATAGCGTCAGCAATTTCTTCCGAGCTTAGGTATGAGTAGTAGTTGCAAGCTTGCTGAGCAACTTTCACTGCAGTCTGAGCGTCAACCGCTCTAGAGTCTCCAACTTTAGAGTTGTAGTAGCTAAAGGTATCTGCAAGCTCTTCAGGGTTAATGTAAGTATCCCAGGTTGGCACTACTCTTCCTCTTTCTTAGGTAGCAGGTCGGCGTCCCTGCTCTCATACAAGTTTACTGCTAGGTCAGCAGCTCTTTCGAAGGGGTTTTCACCTGCTTGGCTGCCACGCATCCAAGAAGCTCGAATGCTAGGGATTACTTCATAGCCAAGACCCGTGAACTCTGCTAGGGAGAATATCGCGTGCTCTGCTGATGCGTATTCTGCCTCTGGCTGCAAGACAACTGTGCTGTTGTCGTAAACGCGCTGGTCAATCTGGTGAGCAGCTGCAGTCAGTGATGCCGCATTCTTTTTACTAGAACGTGGGTGCGATGCTGGCAGAAGGTCATTATCAGTTACATACTTGGCGTTCTTTGGCTTGCCAGTACGTAGTAGGTGCAAGTAAGCGTTGACTCTAGCCATAGCCCAGGAGTTACGGTTCTGGTCTGGACGGTGAGAAGTAGAGAAAGCTCCAGCACCTCTGCGGTAGACAGCCTTAAGAGTTCTTAGGCTTGTCTTCTTTGAAGCAGTCTTGCCATACTTTTCGTTGTGCTTCTCGACCTTGTTCTTGAGAGAAGTTTCTACCTTCTTGGAGAAAGTAATCTTCTTGCCTCCCGAAGCTGAACCCTTCTTGTTTTTCTTTGAGCCCTTGATTCGCTCGCTTGGAGCAGCTGGCTTTGAACCTGCAGTAGCGACTACTGGACCCTGATAGACCTTGGCCTTAATTCCGCCATGGCCTGCTTTAACTCGAGACGCGCACCTGTGGTGTCCGTCAACAAGCTTCATGCCATCGGAGTCTTTGTAAACGATGATTGGCTTTTCAAAAGCTTCAGCATCTTTAAAGTTGCCGGTGTCGACAGTTTCCTGAGTTGGAGTTAGGTCAGAGATTTCTACATACTCTTCCCTGTAGTTGTTCTCCATCTCTTTAATTTTCTTTTTAAGCTCTTCTTGAACCAAGCGAGGAGACTTTTTGAAGTAGTCTTCGACTGGCTTGTCCTTGGGGTTAACTGTGCCGTCTGGAAGAACCGCGAAGCGGCATAGGCCACCCTCTTCTGTCTCAGCGATTACAATCTTGCAACCGTTAGGTGCTTCCCAGAAAACGCAATTACCGCACTTAACGCCCATGTCCTTGTTGTCGTTCTCCGCGGCGGGGGTGTAGCCAGCCCAGACGCCGGTGTTGTCAGCGTTGAACTTTCCATGCTTCTCTACAATCTCAAGCAGTGCGTCAGCTAGGTCCTGCTCTTCAGGGACTAGGTAGCCCGCGGCCTCGAGGGCCTCCTGAGTTGAGTGCTCATCGTCTCGCATTAGAGTTCCATCTGGCATGTAGTGGTATCCGGGAGGGGCTGGTGGACGGTCTTCCGTGTCTTCTTCCTCTTCTACTTCTTCATTAGAGAGGTGTGGCTCAACCTTGGGCTCTTCAATCTTGTCCATGTCAAGAACTTCCGCAGGTGCACCAGCACCTCCAGAAGACCTAACAACAGAGCTCAAATAGTCAGACATTAACGTACTCCGAGGAATGCCTTTATCTGCCAACGCCACTTCACGTGCATGTCAATGCGACCAGCTAGGAAGTCCATGATTCCTTGCTCGTTGCACTTTTCTGCTTCTGCAAAAGCGCTGTTGTAGCAGTTGATAACAATGTCATTGGTGTTCATTGCTGACTGAAGCAGCTCTGGAACATTGGCTCCGTCGTAGCGAGGCTCTTTGATGCAGGACATCTCTAGGTAGTCGGAGAGCAAGTATGGGGCAGGGTAGCCAATCTTAAGAATGTTCTCTGCTAGTGGGTCGATGGACTCTTCGACATCTTCGTAAAGCTCTCCAAAGAACTCGTGCATCTCTCCGAAGTTTGGCCCGAGTACGTTCCAGTGGTAGCCGTGAAAGAGGAACTTCAAGTTCACCACATCCGAAAGGAGGTGGGCTAGTTTTTGTCCTAGTTCTGGGTTGGGGGTGTGCATTATGCCTCTGGTTCTGCTAGTGGAGGAGCTTCTTCAGAAGATTCTTGCGGCTCCGCCAAAGTTGGTGGTGGGGTTGTCTCTTCGGTCTCTCCTCCAGGAGCTGGAACACCAGTGGCCTCCTGCAAAATTTCATCAATCTCCGGTGGAATCGGGGCTCCGCCTTCTTCCATCGACTGCGCTCTAATCTGACTCATAATCTCGGGCGCAACGGCTTGCAGCATTGCTTCTGTAAGCTCTGGGGTAACCATACCCTTTTGCAGTACTAGTCGAAGTGCAAACTCCTTAGGGTCTGGAGCATCGGAGTCAGAGAATCCGTGAGCACGACGCCAAGCGTTGTAAGAAACGGCCATCTTGTCGAATCCTGCATCAGCGTCTGCGGCGCGGTCATTTCGGGTAGCAACCAGAGATGGGTCGTACCAAATGCAGACCTTCTTCACTTCTTCTTCTGGGTAGCCGTTTGCAATGAGGTATGGACGCAAGTACATAACAGTAAACGCGTCGGCAATCAGAAGCATGAGGGGCTCGATGTGTGCCTTATATAGACTCTCATCTATTTGTAGGGCGTTTGAGTACTTAACGTTTGCAAGTCCAGTAACGATGTCCTTAGGAACATCAAGGCCCTGCATGATTCTCTCAAGTACGCGATCTGCACGCTGAGCCAGAGCGGGGTCGAAGGACCTCTCGAACTTAAACTGCTTGATGCGGTCGCCAAGCTCGGCAGGTCCACGAATGATAAGCGGTACAACTGCGGAAGCCGAGTCTTCGTCCTTGATAGGCGTAGTCATCGCATCGATGAGCTGGTCCTCAAACTCGTCCGCTGCTTCCTCTGGGTTGTACTGCTCGTTGTAGTTGCCGTCTTCGTCGTACGGGTAGTCAGGATCTGGGCTTGCTGCAACCGACAAACCATCTGGCAGATAGAGAGCACCAGCGTTGAGACGCGAACGTGCAGTGGCTCGGAATGTCCGGTTGAGCAAGAGTAGTTCAGCGCAAAGGTCTAGCAGACCGCGAAGGCTGGAGTCAGCCTCTTGGGTGTAGCGAGGGTGTGCTCGCCAGATGCGGCCAACGTATGCACTCGAAGGGAGTCTTACGACGTCTTTATTTCCAGTCGACATGTTGGTAGCAATAGACATACCTCCGGCAATGTCTCGGCGGGGGTTAACAATGTAGTTACCCTTTGCGTCTACCTGAAGTTCGTCTACCGAACGAATATCCCAGCTCTCAGGGATGCCGCTACCAGCACGCTCTGGAATCTGAACAAGGTAGCACTCGCCTGTAACCTGTAGGTTTAGGGCTGCATCTTTCAAAAGACCGGGTTGACCTCCAAAAGCAGAGCTTAGGCGGTCTAGGGCACGCTGCGCGGCAGCGGCTAGGTTTGGGTCAATGCTCTCTACACTCTCGATAGGAGAGGGAGCCTCGGCGGGGTTGCCAATTGCAGCGGCGTAAAGGCGAATTCTTGAAACAACAGACGCAACTAGGTTGAAAGCGTACTTAATTTCACCGATTGCGTCGTAGTACTCCCAAGCTTCGGTCTGCCAAGCAGTAGATGCGGCATTGCGACGAGCTTTGAAGTACTCTGCTTCGGTCTTGTCGTCTAGCTTTACCTGTGCGGCGGCTGCAGTGAGCGGCCGAGGGGTGTTAAAAGCTTGTGGTTCGGCATAAACAATGCCAAAAGAGTCGACAGAGACGCCCGGAGCTACTCGGGTTGCGTTTCTTGGCGTGGATGCACGAAAATTCTGCCTATTAGGCTCGGATTTAGGTGTTTCCTTCTTAAAAATACCCAATGTAAGGGCTCCCTATCTTTTACCGCTCGATCCAGGCAGATAAAAGCCCGACCACAGCGGAAATGGCCATGATTAATGATACCACAAAGGTAAATTGAGGTAAAATTCCTGCACCCGAGACCAGAAGCAGTGAAACCCAGAACCCAGTACACCAATTACAGGTGATTAGGTATCCAAT